TCTTCAAATGACATATTACTTCCCATAGCATTAACTGTCATACCACTTATTTTCTTGTCACCGAATGGACTGTCATTAAGTGGAGTAACCCCAAGACCTGATGCTTGGATTGCATCGGTATATGTGATTTCTTCGCTTTCTATTGGGTTGATGCGATTGATTATTACATTTGTATCATCTCTAAATGTATCGGCTATTTCATCGTGAATATAGCGACATAGGATAGCGTTACCTGTATCTTTAAGCAACACAGGATAAGTTGTAACTCCGTTGTCTACACTTACTGTAACTTCTAGGTCTAAGTCAGCCGTAGGAAGAGTACCGATAAATCTAAATGTTATTTTACCTAAGTCTACTGCATCGTATTCACTATCTACTTTATATAGTCCTGCTGTATCGTATGTAACATCGATAACTAACGAACTTGTATCTAATTGGTTATGCATACTTTCATTAATTAGAAGTTGATTAGCACCCCTTGCGAGTAAGTCAGTAATGACACTTGTGTTTACTATATCATCATCGTTTAATGAGCCTACTGAATCCCCACTACCACCTACACCACCGACTACTGTTTTAAATACTGCGTGGGCTGGATTGCTTAAATCGGTTGCATCAGCTCTTACGATTAGATAACCTCTAAACACTTTATTATCGGTTACTACTTCGGGAATATCAAACGAAACATTTCCATTATCTACTGCTTGGATTGCTTGAGCCATTGTTGAGAATACTTCTTGGCCGTAAATTACTGCTGTTTCACCGTAATATTCAGTTCTATATAAACCTTGAACCGTTGCTTTATTTACTGTTGGGGTAATTTCAACTAATGTTCCACTATCATTATCGTAATAATTTGGTGTAATAGCTGATTCCCCTAGTTGTAATGTATAGTATGTTCCACCATCTCTATATACTTTAACGAACGAAGTTATTGGATTTACTGCTGCTAAAGTATGAACATTAGGGTCTAACGCATTTGTTTCATAATTAATACCTAGTGCTTTAATTTTCCCACCACTTACTTTTATTGTTAAGTCGGTAGATGCTGCTTCATATACATTCCCGTTTATTACTTCAGGTTCTGGGTGAAAATCATTCATTGTTAATCCAAATTGATTACTTGTGATTGGTTTAGTAACCACACTTATTATCGTTGTTTCAGGGTGATTAGCATAACCTATTCTTGCTACACTTCTATTTTGTAAAGTTGTAAATGGTGTGTTTTGTGTAACGATTACACCTGAACTATTTATACCTATATATGTTCTTGTTGTTGTTACAATATTTAATGCACTTATTGCTAATTCTCCTGCGAATGTTAATATTGTTGTTTCAGGGTGGTCGTGTCCGTTTAACTCAACGAATTTATGAATACCACTCGCTACATCAAATTTAGTTGTATCAACATTAGCTGAAATTATAAACCCACTTACTATACTTGTGATTGAATTGTTATCAGGTTCTTGAAACTCTAACCCTGTTTCGCCATCATTAACTCTAACCGTTTTATGCCCGTGTCCTGTATAAGCACTCGGTGCATCATCTAATTCTAGGAAGTTAGCTGCTTTTGTTGCTAAGGCTGTAACCATTGTACCTGCGAAATCATCATCATCGTTCAACGAAGCTGCTAATTCATTTAAAGTATCTAATGTTTCAGGGGCTGCATCTACTACGGCTGCTATTGCTGCTGTTACTTCAGCTTTAGTATATAAGTCATCTAAATCTCTAGGGGCTGTTATTGTAAGTAAATCGGTAATAACTTTACTTGCTAACGAATTAATAACTGCTGTTGCACCCTCTAGTGCTGTCATAGTATTTACTGTATCGCTTAACGCTTCAGCTAAATCAACTATTCCGTTATCATCGGCATCGTAAGTAGCTTTATCTAACAACCCACCTACTGAACCTGTGATTGAGGTTAAGATTACATTCATAGCAACTAGCTCGGCTATAATATCATCGGTAATATCTCTATCGGTAACTTCGCCACCACTAAACGATGTTGCTTTAATTGTGTCGGTATAGTAATCAGTTTCACCTTGATAAACTTCATTAATTACATCATCTTGTCTAGCCCAATCAGTACCATCAAATAACCAACTATCATAAACATTGTCGGCTGTTTGGAACACATTAACAAAATCACTTGCTTCAGCTGTTGAATAAGCTACTTTCAATTCAGCATTAATCGTTGCATCTACTGTTTCGTTTGATGTTGTTGCTCCTAGATACTCATCAGGTTCTTGTAATTGTTTTCTTACGAAAGAGATTCTTAACCCAATATCACTACCTGAATTATTTATTCCTGTTATGGAATTAGGTACGGAATATTCCCATAGGTAATAACCATCTTCAATATCTCCCGATGGGACTACTTCTGCGATAGCATCTGCATCGGTTACTCTTGTCATATATTTTTCTTTAAGTACATCAACATTAGTCATATTCCAATATTTCTCACTAATGAATTTCACATACAATGCTACATTAATCGCAAACGGTGCATACACATATTGAATACTTGTATTGTTCTCATAAGCGAAATACGCTTTACCTGCTATCTTACTTGGTGTTACATAATCTGCTGCTATCTTGATTACTTTCTTTTGGATTCATTGAATCACTCCTTTATAATACCTCTATGTTTGGTCTATATTTTAAACGATTAATATATATTGTATTTAGATCAGTTCCATCGTAGTTATAAGCTAAATATATTCTAAATGGAGATATACTTTCTACTATCGCCCATGAACTACCACTTGGAACATCCGTTAATGTTATTGTGTCATACCCTGCGTTGAGTGCATAAGATACTCCACCTAACGCTGCTGAATTTGCTACTTTGTCATATATTGTATGTTTAACTGCACCATCAAAATAAACTAATGTTACATTTTGTTCTAAAGCTAATAATTTAACCATTGAATTATTTTCAGTAAAGAAATCCCCTACAATTAAATTACTTCTATCAGTTATTATATGTTGATGATGTGTTATCCCAAAAATCTCATCAGGATTCAAGCCTAGCGTTACTCTATTGGTTCTCATACAAATTGTGCTATCAACAGCACCTACAGGGTGATTATCAGGTACGACAACATCTCCGTTACCCCAACTAACAAATGCACGATAAACCTCCCCATTAATATCTGCGTAAGGGATTGGCACCATTTTATGTCCTAACCATCCATCTGCTGTTAATTGATACCCTGCTATTCTTGGTTCTTTAAATTGTGCGTTGAATGTTAATGATTGCCCTAACGGAACTGCTAACACACTCATATTTAAGTTATCACCACTACCACCATCAAGTTTGTACTGTGCGTTGTAAATTGGTAAATCTTTGGTAGCATCCCATTCTAATGCGTTTAATAATGTTTTCAACCCATCTAATGTTAATGAACTTGTAACTGATTTTTGTGTGTCTGAGAACTCAACATATTCATTATATGTATAACAAGTTAAAACATTTCTTTTGCTTATTGTAAATGGACTAACTTTTCTATTCACTGCCGTTAATGGGTCTAGTATACTTTGATTTTTCGTAAATAGATAAGTTGCATCTACCGAGTTATTTCTTGCTAACAATTTAATCTTAACTACTTTATACCCCTCGCTTGTATAATCATTTAGCCCCCATAAATCAAATGAAGCATACGAGGTATATCTTATTGTAATTTCAAACGAGTCATTTCCTATACGATTAATATGCGATTTAAGAGTTTGTCCGTATCTTTGGAGTTCAAGTATAGAGTCTTTTTGATTGTTGATTACAGTAGCATTTTTCGTTACTCTATCAATATTGTGTCGTTCTACTCTTGCATCCATATCTCTTGATGGTTGATAATACCATTCTATTTCTAAATCGCTTATATTTTGTGCTTTATATTGTGAGTCTGTTCCTCTTGTGGCTACCCAATATGAACGGATTAAACTTTCCATAGCTGAATCCCCACTTATGGGCGATATGTTATTTTTTGTTTTTACTCCTGCATTTTTAATTATATTGTCATCTTCAACATAATATAATGTATTGTTTTTATACTTTCCTGCCGTTAGAGTTGCTCTTGTTGTTTCGGTTAATAAGTCATCCCACTCGGCTTTTGATACGACCCAAGTTGCTATAAAAGGTTGTGTTATCCCAAGTGTTTGACTATCTAAATTCATTATACGGGGTGCTAGTATTCTTCTTATGCCACTATCTAATATCCATACTGCATCATCATCGTGATATTTATCATCTATTGATCTAGGTGTAACCCCATACCCACTAGCAGGGAAAAATGTTCCACCCGTTGTTATATTTGCGTTGAATGTTCCTTTTTTAATCTTTGAATGCACTGCTAACCCATAGTCGCCTATATCACTCGTTATTGTTTCACCTATTACATCGCCTATTGTTATTAAAGTTCCTAACTCACTAAACAATTCATGCCCTATTACATTATCTAAACTTAATGTTGGTACTGCGTTTACACCTCTAAACATATCGGTTAAAGTGGTCAATAAATCGCCACCTGTGTATTCTTTTTCAACTGCTGTTATGCCTAATAATGTTTGAGTATCTGCGTGTATTGTAAATGGGTTTGTTTCACTTAATGACATTGTATCTAACAAGTTTTCTAATTGATATAAATAAGTTGGTAACGAGCCACTTATTGTTGTGTATTTTCTATCAGGATGAGTATATAAAGATAACTTAATAATTGGTTCAGCTAAGGTTATCGTATGTTCGTATATACCTATCGTTGTTCTATTTGATATATCTTTTTGAATTGTTGTTTCATATTCTACTGAGTTAATTGTTAAAACTACATCTGCAAAATCAGGATAAGGTTCTTTGCGTGTTGAGTTTTTTATTATCATTACACCGAAATTAAACTCTTCAGTACCATCTCGTAAAAACTCTATACCACTTTCTATATTTACAGTTACATTATCTATCTTGACACTAACCATAATAACCACCTGCATTTAAGTTTATTCTCGTTCCTCTCGTTGCAACAAGTCTATCATTAACAAGACTAATAGCGTGATTTTCAACTGCCATAGTTATTGCCACAGTTGCCACTTCTGCACCTGCTGCAAGTAATGGGATTCCTACACCCCCTGTTGCTAACCCTAACGCTAAATAACCAAACGCTTTCGTTCCTAAAGTAATTCCTTCTTCTAATCTTGCATTACCCATTTGACTTACTGCTGCTTGATACCCTGCTCCTACTACTTTTTTACCGTACATAGCAGCCACACCAATACCGATACCATTTCTTACTGTTAAAGGTTGATTTAATGCAGGACTACCTGAATTACCTATGTCTTGTTGAGGGCTTTCTGCAAAGCCACCTTGTTGTGTTTTCGGTAAGACTAATCTATATTCACTCATATTATTCCACCTCAGCCCAATGTATTTCCATTAATACTATTCCGTTATCCGTACGAGTTCTCACACCTTTTGTTAAAACAACTGTGAAAGGAAACTCAATACTATCTAATGTATGTATTAGTTCAAATTGCGTGTCTTTATCAACGGTATTCATTATCCAAGCATATAGCTTTTTATCTAACAAAGTTCCATTATAAAACAACGACATAATACCACCTATTGTTAAGGTATCTATTACTGCTAAGGATACACCTGTTGCGTTGCTAAAATTAGGATTCCCTGCCATAGCTAAAGTTTCAGTTGATAGTACCATAGTTTGATAAGTTAAATCTATCGCTGTACCTGTGCCTGTTCCTACTCCTGTAGCTGTGAATGTTACACCTATTGTATTAGCTGAAGCACCGATTAATGTAAAGTCGGTTGTGCCTACGGTTAATATCTTATAGCTTGTATCTACGACAAAACTACCTGCTGTGATAACGGGTTCATCTTTTATTCGCATTTGCCAACTATCTGCATCTTTCCAAATGTAACCACTTTTTAATGCTGTTACGAATAACTTGATCGTATAGAAAGAATAGAAGTCGCCATTTTGAATAAGTATATCACCTTGTTTATCGCCTCTACTTGTTTTAACTGATGAAACATAACCATCTATTGTAACTTGTTTATTTTCAAAGAAGTATGTTCTAAACTCATCAAGAGATTCTAACACTTCGGTTTCTTTTGATGATTTAAACATTATTTTATATTGAAAAATGTAATCGCTTCTATCTGCTAGATTGACCGATGGGGTTTCTTGTGATATTTCTTCACTAACTGGAACAACCTCACTATTCACATAATCAAAAGGATTCAAGGCTGATACTTCTTTAACATACGGTACACTATCATAAATAGCTATTAAATATCCACCTTTAAAAGTTACTGATTGTGTGTTGAGGTTTAACACTCTTATGACTTCAGTATATAAATCTTTTTTATACATTTTCTACAACTCCCATCTGCAACATAATATTATCTTGTTCATCTAAAACTCTTTGTTCGTTCTCTAACATATTAAACGGAATACCTAAAGCATTACTCCAACCATATCTATTTAATTGCCCTGTTGTTTTTTGTGATATAAAGCCTTTGTTTTTTGTAACCATCTTACCACTTCTATAATGTTTAAAACCTTCCTCTTGATAAATTATATACGGTACCGTTGAAGTATTATACTCTACAACTATCTCGTATGGTGTATCAAAGAACTCGGCAACATTTCTAATCATAAAACCACTATCAACAGGAGTCTGAGCTAACACAATAGTTATTATATCTGCTATGTTGATTTCACTCATGACAAAGTTAGCCAATATTCATATAGTGGCGTTCTTCTATGTTTAGCCCCTCTTGTACGAAAGGGTTTTAATTCAACAGCAATTATCATATAGTATGTATCATCAGTTGGGTGTGATACGAAAGCTATTCTATCGTGTTCTTCAAAAGATAACTGTGTTGTAGTTTTTAATATTTCCGTTGCACTTGACATGTATGTTCCTGTCATAGCGTTTAATGAACTCTTATTTTTAACTTCTAAATTACAGTAAAATGGTTGACCGATTTCATGATAAGACAAGTCGTTATCAGTTCTATCTTTTTTGAATAAGTAAGCAATTTGATCGGTATATTTTTCTCTCATTAATAACCAACTCTATACTCATCATCAGGTACACTACCCACTGAATTACCAACTAATTTTAATTTTGATGGGTAAGCTATTTCTTTAACTGATTTAGGGACACTCTCCTCATTGTCATATATAGCTCTATCCCCTGTGTTTTCGTAAGACCACTCAGCAAACTCTACTAGCATATCATATATTTGTTGAGCCTCATCTTTCTCATTCAAAAACACACGATATTCAAACAAGTCTATTGGTCTGCGTTTAGTATCGTTTTCAGCGTTATATGGGTTAGAAGTCAGCCATCTCTTTAGTGCTTTCCCTTGTTTCTTTAATCTTAATTGTGCGTTATGCCAAAACGATTCAAGGATATGTCCTGTTTCTTCTTCTGCACCGATAACAGTTAAGTAATAAAATCTACCTACTGTATCGTACACAACATTTTTAGTTGTTACTATTGCCATGTTCTCACTCCTTTAATAAAAGAGGGTAGGGCATACACCCCACCCAATTATTATTTTATTCTATGTAGCTGAAGCATCATGTAATTTAACTAATGCTCTTGAAACATTTGTTACTTTAAATCCTGAAACTGTTTCAACTTGTGCTAAAGTTCCGTTGAAATCAGGGTGGTCAATAACTCTTACTAAGTTCAAACTTGTTACGATACTAAACGCATCTTTTTCATACATAAAGTATTCTACATCATCATTTGCTGCTACCCAAGTAACCCCACCGATAACATCATCATCAGCGAATAAAGTATTTGTATTTTCATACTCAATAACATTCATTCCTGCGATTCTACCAACGATACCGTTTGCTACCGTATTATCACCAATAACGCCTGTTCTTTGGAACTCAGGTGATTTTAATAGCTTACTATATGTTACAGGCGATACGATTAATGTATCAGGCTTTGCTTTTAATAATCTTAACTTTTGTCTATCTGCTACAATTTGGTCGTAAATATCTGAACCATCTGTTGCTGTTAAAGTTAAAATATTATCTGATACTGTAATAGAAGTCGTATAAGCTAAAGTTGTTAATGCTTCTGCGTTGAATCCTTCTTTAACTTCTTGAACTGCTAATTCCATTTCAACAGCTGCGATTGGATAAGCTACTGCATTTGCTGTTGCACCATAAATCTTTCTTGAACGATTAAACTGTTTGTTTAGTGAAATAGTAACTAACGCATCTTGGTTAATTACATGTGAGAAGTCTGCTCCTGGTGCTGTTGCACTAATTACATCAATGCTTGGTTTATGCACTAAGATTTGACCTGCTGCACCTAATTGATACTTGTCAGTAAATGATATTCCGGGTTGGAACGCATTTCCTGCGAATAAGTTTGGTTCTACTAATGTTGAAAATTTGTCATCTACATAATGTCCTGTTGTTGCTGGATAAATTAAACCCATTTTTGAAACCTCCTATTGTTATTTCTTATAATATGGATTGTTCTTATAGTTTTCTTCCATATATTTTTCATGTTCCGTAAAAGTTCCTGGTTCTCTACCATCGTTTGTTTGGTTTACACCTATTTGTATTCCTTTTTTTGATTTAAACATTGGATATTTTGCAACAACTTCAGCTAACTTATTTGGGTCGCCTTCTGCTAATTTTAAAGCATCTACCATACTGTTGGCATCGATACCAAGTTTACTAGCTTCTATCATTGTTTCATATTCAAGTTTTTTAGATTGCCATTCACTTTCTTTCGTTTTATATGTGTCTACTGCTTCCTGCAATTTTTCTTGCTCGGACTTTTGGGCTGTTTGCCATTCGGTAAACTCATTAAACTTTTTCTTAATTTCTTCAGGCTCAAACGCATTAATCTTTAATTCTTCTGATAACTCTCTTAATGCCTCTGTTTTATTTTTAGCCTTTAATTCCGTAGCTTGTTTCTCTGCTACTACTTTTGTTTCCTCTGCTTCTTTCGCTGCTTTTTCTTCAGCTGTTAATTCTTCACTCATTTTTTACACTCCTTTTAAAGTCAGTATGACTATATTTTCCATAGATTTTAGGCTATGTTCCTTTTATAATATTTGCCAAACCAATGGCAATAATTCCACTTGATATTAAATGTTCTCTACTAAATAAAGCTAACAATGATGTTGATTGTTCTTTAACTATTATTGTTGATAATAACCCTGCGATTAAAGGTTGTTGGATAGATATTTTTTGTTTCTTAATCTCAGTGAATAATTCTTCATCAGTTAAATCTCTATCTCCTGTTAATGGAAAGCTACCTACTTTACTAAATGATACATTCTTTCTGCGTAAGTTTTGCCATACCCATTTACCTTTACTTGGGCTTAATAATAAATCACCAAAGTTTTTACCTTGTTTAGGATATTGATATATACTACCGTTATGAAATCTTATGAATAGATCATCGCCATCTCGTTGTCCTGCACTAACATTACTACTAAAGAATGGGGTGTAACCTTTTTCTTTTAATGTTATTTGGTCGCTAACGGGGGTTAATATTCTTTTATATTCGTGTTCTACTCTTGGCATTATTCTTCAGCTACCTGAACTTCAGGGACTTCTATAATCTCAACTTTGTTTTCTTTTAACACATCAACATCAGCTAAGTTCACATTTTGTAATGCACTTGCTTCGGCTGTGCTTATGGTGTCTATTCCTGCTTCAAGTTTAACCCTTGCCGAGATAGCTAACTGTTCTTTTTCAGTTTTATCTTTATGAACATACTTAACTGCTGTTAGTATATCCCAACTTGAATTAAGACCTATTGCTACTTCATCGGTTCTATCTTTTTTAGATTTAATTATGTAATCTTCAAATGTAGCCACTATATCAAATTCAGGAATTGAACCTATGATAAACTCTACATCAGTTACTTTTGTCATTTCTTTAGTCATTATATGAAACTCTAATGCTGTTTTAATAAAGTCAGTTAGGAACTCTTTCCATAGTTCTATTTTCTTGTTTCTCGTTCTTATTGATACTTTCTCTCGTTCTTGTTGCGATTCACTACTTGCATCTATACTTTCAAGACCTGTTATCCCAACTGTTAATGGACTAAGCCCTGCATTGTTTATTATTTGTGTTACCCATATCTTATATGATTCTAAATGTTTCTCAGTTCTTACATCACCTTGCATATACATAATCTTTTGTTTGTCAACATTCTCGCTTGGTGAATCTTCATAGAGTATATGGTTTCTTTTAAAGTCATCAGGTAAAGTAGATTTCCCACTAGCGTTTTTAGGCACTAATTCATCAGGGAAATATCTAACTAATTTACCATCTCTAAACTCTTGAATCCAAGTTGATAATATTTCATCTACGCCATCAAACGCACCATACGAACCTGCGAAATCACTCTCACCTAATATACTATATCTAAATTCACTATTAGGTAGTTTGTTAGGTTTATATAAACTTAACCTTTTAAAGTACCCAACAAAATCTAACCGTTTTAATTTTTTAGTTTGTTCTAATTTTGTTAAAGGGACATTAACCCAAGTAGCATCTGCTGTTGCTTGTCCTTTTGAATTGAATTGTAATTGTTCTAACTTATAATCAATGTAAGCTCCTTTTTCACCGACACCGTACATTTCACTTAATCTATATTTGTTAGTCCCTTGTTCGTAGTAAGTAAAGAATATATCTTCAACTACTCTACCACTTATTACTATATTAGTATAGTTTTCAGGTTGCCATGATTCTATGATAGGGTATTTGCTTATTAATGGATTGTGTGTCATTTTCCAAGCTACTCCACCACTCCATGATTCCGTTTCAATACCTTTACTCATTAACCCACTTATCTTATTATCTTTTAATAAACAATCTAATTCCTCTTGTAACTCCTCTTGGTTTTTCCCCTCAACCGTTAAATTAAATCCATTACCAATTATTAAATCAACCATTTTCTCACACATTAACTGTGGGAACCCACTATGTATCTTTCTAAAGTCATCGTTAGTATTAGCCCAAAAGTAATTTAACGATTCACTTTGTTGCCCGTGTCTATAAAATTTAGGCGCTTCTCTACGATAAAAGTGTGCAAGGTCTTGCTCTATTCCTGAATATAATATACTATTTTCTAATAACCTACGGGTCATATGTTTATCGTTATACTCCGTTTTCATTGTAACTAATAATGGATTATACTTCATCTCTGTTCCAACTCCTTTACCATAATGTTGTATCCTTTTATCTATCATTCTATTTGCCCAATATAAAGGGCTTATTACTTGGAAGTTCATTGTAGCCCTCCTTTTATTTGTCTTCGGCCTGTGAGCCAATAGCATTTTGTCGCTTTGTTAAGCTATATTTTTTTTTACTTTTTCTTAGTAATGTATGCCGTATATGGTGCTTGTCCGTATTCAACACTATCAACTATGTCTTTATGTGTGTGGTCGTTGAACGCTCTTATGTCTGTTTTAGACTTAGTTGTGTAATATGCTTTAGTGAACGCTATATATACATCTTCAGCTCTATCAGTAAACAATAGTTTACCTTGATCTAATTGTGATATACCACTATCTATTCTATCTTTAATGAGATACTTAGGGGCTTTGTAACACCTTAGTCCTAAATGTAATTTCATTCGGCTATCCATTGTTAATCGCATTATCTTTGCAGCAGGGTCTATGAACGCACCCTTGAATAACATTGAATACTTTTCGTAATATGGCATAAACCATTTTATAAACTCNTCCCATATCTTATCATGGTTAGCGTTATTTATTTTCATATAGTCTATTACTATGTGTTCTTTAAATCCTGTTGTAAACCCATTTAATGTAAACACAGTATGGTCTGTCCCACCGACATCTATACCTATTGACATAACTTGAATATAGCGTTTGTTATCTTTACTGAATAGCTTTTCATAAGAGATAATATTCTTCCCTCTTGTCATATAATCAGCATAGATAACTCCCTCTCGTATCCCTCTTATACCTAGTATCTTAGTCATCCATTGATACGAACCTTTTGGTGTACTCTCATATAAGTCTTGTTTTTGTTGTTCGGTCATTGTAGGGTTATCTTCAAATTTAAAAAAGTAATATCTATACTTTGTATCTGCTATACTGCGTTCCAGTTCATTCCATGTTTCTTTTGGTACTTGCTTAGCATACTTTTCTAATGGTCTAGCTTTGTTAAGGTAATCTAAATATACTGGTATATCAGGGTCACCGCCGTTACAACTAGCTAATAAGAAACCACTATTTCTAAATACACGAATAAACAACTCACTTATAAAGTCGTTGTCTGCTATATTTATTTCTTCTACATTGAATCCGTTTATAGTCAAACCTAATATATCACTCCATCGTTTCTTGTTGTCATACCCTGCTAAGTAAATAGTCTTGATACCATTAGGTGTTGTCATTGTTATTCTAGCTCCACCCTCACCTGAGGACTTATAGCTACATATAGGTTTAAATATATTATAAAATGATGAATCGTTTTGTATATACATCTTTTCTAAAACAGGCAAAGACTTCCCTGCTAATACGAACTGCTTTTGATTACTCGGTGTTGCTAGTATATTCATTACAAACTTAATACCTAGTATAAACGATTTGCTAGAGTTTGTTACACCTTCGGCAAATATAACCTGTGAATTATCTTTTAATAAATCTTTATGTTTCTCTAAAAGGATAACTTGATCTAATGTCATTTATCGTTTATAGCATTAGTGAAATTGATAAGAGCTTGTGTAAATGCTGTGTCCTGTTTATTGTCTTGTTCTATCTTGTCTGATTGTTTAAGGTATTGTTTACCTAGCCATACTAACATAGTTGTATTACCTTTCTCTGCTGCACTCCATTGTAATCTGCGTAATGATTTCCTACCTTCTGCCATTCCATTTTTATATATACGCATAAACTCATCATCGTTTTGCAAAGTCCGTACTGCTATCTTTAAAGACCCTGCTATTTCTTCTTGGGTACATTGTATTAGAGAAAGGCGTTCAACCAATTCATAGTCAATGACTTTCTTTGGTCTGCCACCTGCCATTATCTTTCACCTCTTTTTTACTCCGAGTACGAGTATTTATCTCATACTTAAAAGCGTATGATATGCTTCTTACAATTTAATAATAAACTATGTTTTATACATTAGTCAACAATAAATGCAAATAAAAAGACACGCATCTTTTATAATGAGTGCCTTTCAGAAAGGGGGAATGTGAGTCAAGGAGAAACACATACTAATATTATAAGCTATATCGTGGTATATATCAAGTTAGTTAAGCTAAACAAAAACGATAAC